TGAACGAGGGATTTTATTTATCTGACGCATTGTTCCGAAGTTTGCGGAAATATTATTCCGAAAGCATTGATATTGTTCCGACATGACAGGAGGTGGCACTTTGAAATGGTTTAATAAGAACAGAAAAATAAAGAACGACATGTCGAAACGGTATGCAGATTTTATTAAAGGCGAGGACATTGACGGCAACCTGTCGTTATCAGGGATATATGTGTCGGAGGAAAACTCCATATCGGTAAGCGGTGTGTTTGCTTGTGTTAGGGTAATCGCGGAGGATATTGCAAGCCTGCCATTAGCCTTATACAAACGCCTGCCCCGCGGCAAAGAAAAAGCCGTAGATCATCCGCTATATTATCTTATACACGACAGTCCCAACGAGGAGATGACGGCTTTTGCATTTAAAGAGGCAATGATGACAAACCTGCTTTTATGGGGAAATGCTTATGCTCAAATAATACGAAACAAGCATGGTCAGGTTGTAAGCCTGCATCCACTTTTATCATCCCGTATGTCTGTTGTTAAAGACCAAAACTACGAGCGGGTATATCTCTACACAAACGATAAGGGAGCAACTTTCACTTTAAAGAAGGATCAGGTTTTGCATATTGGCGGTATCGGTTTTGACGGCATTACAGGTTTGTCACCCATCAGCGTGGCAAGGGAAGCCATAGGCCTTGCAAAAGCAACCGAGGTTTACGGCAATAAATTCTTTGCAAACGGCGCCCGTCCCGGCGGCGTGTTGGAGCATCCCGGTACTTTAAAGGATCCGAGCAAGGTCCGAGAGTCATGGGAAGCAGTATACAAAGGTGCGCACAATTCACATAAAATTGCCGTCCTTGAGGAAGGCATGAAGTACCATGAAATCGGCCTTCCCCAAAAAGACGCGCAGTTTTTGGAGACAAGGCAGTTTCAGCTTAATGAAATTTGCAGGATATTCAGGGTGCCGCCACATCTTGTCGGCGACCTGGCACGCTCAACCTTCAGCAACATTGAACATCAATCCATAGATTATGTGGTTCATACATTAAGGCCATGGCTTGTTCGTTTGGAGCAGGCCTTTAATTTATGCCTTTTAAACGAGTACGAGCGCAAGGAATACTTTACAAAATTCAATGTCGACGGGCTTTTACGCGGCGATTTTGCAACACGCATGAACGGCTACGCCATAGGCAGGCAGAACGGCTGGTTCTCCGCAAACGACATAAGGGAGCTGGAGGATATGAACCCCATCCCTGAAGATCAGGGTGGTGATCTCTACCTTGTAAACGGTAACATGGTAAGTGCCAAAAACGCCGCACAGAACGGAGGTGATGAAAACAATGCGTAAGTTTTGGAACTTTACTCATACGGAAAACGGTGAGAACATACTTCGCTTAGACGGAGAAATAGCATCGGAAAGCTGGTGGGGCGACGAGGTCACACCCAAGTTGTTTATGAGCGAGCTTGCGGAGTTTAGCGGCAAGGATATCACCGTATGGATAAATTCCCCCGGCGGTGATGTGGTGGCAGGCAGTCAAATATATACTGCCCTTAAAGAACACAAAGGGCAGGTGACCGTTAAAATTGACGGGATTGCCGCAAGCGCAGCTTCGGTTATTGCCATGGCCGGCGATTTTGTGTACATGTCGCCGACCAGCCTGTTTATGATTCATGATCCCATAACCATAGCAATAGGAGACCAAAACGATATGGAGCAGGCAATCGCTGTCCTTCGTGAATGCAAGGAGAGTATTATCAATGCCTACGCTCTGAAAACCGGCATATCAAGAGCCAAGATATCAAGACTGATGTCGGATGAAACATGGATGAATGCCCGAAAGGCTGTGGAGCTCGGGTTTGCCGATAAAATCCTGTACACCGATAAGGAGTCCGAAAAGGATGATGTTTTGGATTCATTTATCTTCGGACGCAGGGTTGTGTTTAATTCGCTCTTGGCAAAGCTGCCGAAGGCGAAACCGCCTGAACCTGTATCAAAGGATAAATCATTTATGGAAGAAATTGAAAACTTAAAAAACGAGTTTGAAATTATTTAACAGGAGGATTGATTTTTATGAACAAAAAACTACTTGCCATGATGGCAAAAAGGAATGAACTGAAAAGTCAAGCCCAGGCATTGCTTGATACCGCTGGGAAAGAAAACAGGCCGCTTTCTGATGAGGAGAGAGAAAAACTTTCCGACTTGAAAGCCAAGATTGCAAACTGGGATGAAACCATTTCCGAAATGGCGGAGATGCTTGAGGATTCTGCACCGGTTGATGTGCCGGTAAACAGGGCGGATGCGCCTTCCAGCGGCAACAAGGGCAGGTTTGCGAACTTCGGCGAACAGCTTATTGCGGTATATAACGCGGCGCAGCCAAACCGTCCGGTTATTGACGAGCGTCTGTTAAACTCCGCCAGCGGGGCAAATGAAAGTGTGCCGTCTGACGGAGGCTTCCTTGTACAGACGGATTTTGCAACCGAACTTTTGAAAAACGCTTATGAAACAGGGATACTGGCACCCAAGTGTAAAAAGATACCCATTTCAACTAATGCCAACGGACTTAAAATCAACGCCCTTGACGATTCATCCCGCGCCAACGGTGCAAGATGGGGCGGCATACAAACCTACTGGGAGAATGAAGCGGATCAGTTAATCGCTTCAAAGCCGAAATTCAGGACAATGGATCTGTCACTTAAAAAGCTGACCGGACTTTGCTATGCAACAGACGAGCTTTTGCAGGATGCTTCCGCGCTCCAAAGTGTTATAACCCAAGGCTTTGCGGAGGAATTCGGATTTAAGATTGACGACGTTATACTAAACGGTACCGGTTCAGGCCAGCCTCTTGGTATATTAAACTCCCCGGCGCTTGTAACGGTGGAAAAAGAAAACGGTCAGACTGATAAGTTAACCGTAGAAAACCTCATAAAAATGTGGTCAAGGTGCTGGGGCCGCAGCAGGTCAAATGCCGTATGGTATATCAATCAGGAATTGGAGCCGTATCTTTACACCTTGAAGGTTGGCGACAAGCCTGTATATATTCCGGCTGGCGGGCTTTCAGAAAGGCCATATGGAACATTGTTCGGCAGACCTGTTGTTCCCCTTGAGCAGTGCAGCGCCGCAGGATCTGTGGGAGATATCATATTAGGGGATCTGTCGCAGTATCTGCTCATTGACAAAGGCGGAATCAATGCCGCAAGCTCCATACATGTACGTTTCTTGTATGATGAGAGCGTGTTCAGGTTTATTTATCGTGTGGACGGCCAGCCCATTTGGAACAAACCGATAACGCCATACAAAGGCTCAAGCACTCTGTCGCCTTTTGTAACCTTGGCAGCAAGATAAGGAGGTAAAAAAATATGCGTATTGATACTTTAGGAAAGATAATACCCATATCAGTGCCCGGTACAATCTTCGGAGCGGCAATAACGGGAGCGTTCGTTGAACTTACAAACTACCGGCAGGTGACCTTTATCGTTGCAAGCGGCGAGGGCGATGCCGGAGAAACCACTATTACGGTGGAAGGCAAGCTCGGCGCAAACGGAACAGCGGCGGCAATTCCGTTTATGTACATGGCAAGCGGGGACGCAGAGTTTGTGGAGAAAGAGGCAACCGGCGCGACATTCTCTATCGGCGGCGCATCTGGCAAGAGCAAGTATGCGGTAATTACGGTAACGGACACCATGCTTGCTAAGGCGGGATATGACAGGGTATGCATTAAAACCACGAAGGTGGCAAACTCCACCATTCCCGGCGCAATTTATGCCATTGCTTCAAAACCGCGTTATACGGAGTAAGGCTATGATGACCCTTGATACGGTTAAGGAGTTTTTAAGGATAGACCATACCGAGGAGGATGGGTATTTAAATATACTCATCCTCCTTGCAAAGGAGATGTGCGAAAACTACCTTCGGACAGACCTTCCTGAAACCCTGCCCGAAAGTATACGGCAAGCAATGCTGATAGTAATAGCCCATTTTTATGAAAAGCGTGATGGAGAGCCGGTGCCGCAGGTTGTGTACCGGCTTTTGGACACTTACCGGAAGGAGATGTTTTAATGGACTTTTCAAAACTTCGGCACAGGATTATCTTCTTAAGGCCGACCGACAATGAAGCCAACAGCATGGGCGAAACGGTACCGAGATACAAGCCGTTTAAGCCGTATCTCCCTCTTCCCCTGCAGGTTCAAGGTGAGGATGTATATCTTAAGCATGACTCTGACGGAAATGCGGCGCTTGTGTATTCTGACGGAAGACCATACGCACACAAGCTTGCTCTAAAAGAATATTCCGTTGCCGGATTTGTGTCGCCCATGAGCGGACGGGAGTATGAAGAAAGCCAGAAATTGCGGGCTGAAACCACATAAAAAATATCCACCCGCTTTTTTAGGAACATTACACCGAATATGCGGATTTTGTATGACGGACGGGAGTTTGAAATCGTGTCGGTGCTGGACCTGAATGAGCGCCATGAGGAACTCCAGATTATTGCGGTGGAAACAAACAAGAGTACGTCGCAAAACTTTAATCAGGAGGAATATACCGATGGCTGATGATGGTACTTTCGGATTTGACGAGTTGCAACAGGCATTTCATAAGATAGAGCAGAAATACCCGAGTAAAACGGATGCCATGCTGATGGCGCTGGGACGCGTGGCGGCAAGTAGGACGAAATCCAAAACCCCTGTAGGAAAAACAAAAAAGCTGAAAGGCAGCTGGCGGCTTAAAAAACCGAAAAAATACGGCACCGCCCGCGTGGTGCGGGTACAGTCTGCTGCGCGCCATGCCCACCTTGTGGAATTGGGCCATGAAATTGTCCGGGGCGGCAAAACCAGAAAAGGAAGCAGGTACCTTAATACGCTGGAACGAAGGGTGCGCAGCATTCAATCTAAAGGCAGAGTTGAAGGCAGGAAAATGCTTGAAACTTCCTTTAATGAAATGGAAAGTACATTCGAAAAATCCGTAGAAAAGCTGCTGGACGATTTAACAAGTGAGGTGCAGTTATGATTACTCTTAAAGACATACAAACCGCGGTTGCCGATATGCTGAAGAAAAACGGCTATACGGTTACTGCAAATGAAGTTACACAGGGCTTTACAAAGCCGACATTTTTCGTTGACGTGCTGCCGGTTTCCACAGCTTTGCAGGGCAAGGCTTATGAGATGGTCACCGTAAGCGTTGAGCTTACATACTTCCCTGAAATTGAAACGCGTGAAGAGTTAGTGCGGATGGCTGAAAACATTAAGAAAATATTTCTTTACGAAAGCATACCCGTCCAAGACAGGTTTTTGTCAACCGATGAAATCGTGTTTGACAATGAGAACAGTACATTGCTTGCATATTTTGAAATTACTTTTATGCAGGAATCCGGCATTCAGGAAAAGACATATCCCAAAATGAAAACCCTAAATACGGAGGTGAAGCAAAACAATGGGACTTCCACAAATAATAATCCAGTTTAAGACATTAGCGGAAACAATGGTGTCACGAAGCGAGCGAGGCATTGTCGCCGTAATTCTAAAGGACAACACCTCATCCTTTGACACAAAAACTTATACAAAGGAAAGCGAAATCGTCAAAAGCCATTATACCACAACCAACCTGGCATTTTTGTCACAGGTATTCCAAGGGAACCCCTCGGCGGTCATCGTAGAGCGTATCGGAACGGATGGCAATATTGATACCGCACTTGAAAGGCTCAAAAACAAAAAGTGGAACTGGCTGACGGTACCATCTGTGCAAAGCGGTGAAACCGGAACTATCGCTGATTGGATTCGCGATCAGCGCAGTACTTATCATAAAACATTCAAGGCAGTACTGCCCGATACCGCTGCAGACAGTGAGGGTGTTGTAAACTTTGCTACGGACGGTATCAAGGTGGGTACAAAAACATACACCGCAGCCGAATACTGTCCGAGAATTGCAGGTATTCTTGCAGGATTGCCCTTAAACCGCAGCGCCACGTATTATGCCCTGCCGGAGGTGGAGGCTATAACCGAAAGCGAAGATCCCGATACAGACATTGATGCAGGCAAACTGATCCTGATAAATGACGGTACAAAAATTAAAATCGCAAGGGCTGTGAATTCCTTAATGACCCTTTCAGACACTGTAGGAGAGGATTTTAAGAAGATAAAGATTGTGGAGGCAGCGGATATGATACGGGACGATATCCGCACTACCTTTGAGGATGAGTTTATCGGTAAAATTGAAAACAGTTATGACAACAAGGTTATCTTCCTTGCAGCAGTAAACAAATACCTAAAGGATCTTGCTGATGCAGGCGTTTTGTATGACAAGTTTGAGAACAAGGCAGAGATTGATATTGATGCTACAGCAAATTGGCTGAAGCAGACAAGGGATATATCCGGCTGGGACGAGGAAAAAATCAAGACGGCAAACACTGGTACAAATGTGTTTGTTAAAGCGAACATTCAAATCCAGGACGCTATGGAAGATTTGAAGTTCACGATTTATATGAGTTAAAGGACGGTGATATAGATGGCGCAAAAACCTACAGCGCCCCGTGTGATGAACGGCAAGTGGGGCATGCTTTACTGGGACGGAGAACCGGTGTTTGAGGTTTCAAAGTTTGAGGCGACGCTTAAGCTTGAGCGTGAGGATGTGGACTTTGCCATGCAGATGAGCAAGGATTCGAAGCTCACAGGTTACTCCGGAGAGTTTTCCTTTACCATAAAGAAAATCTTTTCAAGAGGTCAAATCAAGCTGGCAAATGCCATTAAACAAGGCCGAGATATACGTTGTCAGTTAATCGGAAAACTAGATGACCCCGACGCCTTTGGAAGTGAGCGATTGGTACTTAATAACTGCTGGTTT